GAAGTTAGCATATGTCCAACTAAATCAAGTATAACATATATATCTTCACTTGTCAATAGTTGGCATTATTTTTACTTAAAATAAAGGAAGGAGAAATTCAAAATGAGAATAACCGCTGGATTTCTGTAGAAGTCTATAAATAACAACAAAAATCTTCCTCTTAATGAAACCTGTCACGAACGGAGTTACAGTCTCCCCTTCATGGGAGTGAATTGAAATAATGAAACCTGTCACGAATCAAAAAACCTACTAAAGAATTTGATCTGACCAAATATACTGGGTAGCTCGAAAGCGTGTCCTTCATCTCTTATCGAATAGGAAGTGAACGATAGTGTTCACAAACCTGTTCCATAACGCCGAAGCGTACTCTTGTATATGCGTTGACATGAACGCAGTACCAAGGAGACCAAGTTTTAGCCATTAAGCATCACCCCATAATTCAGTCTGTGACAGGCTTCACTAAGAGGAAGAAAAATAAAACCAGAAAGGAATTGAAAAATATGTTTGTACCCAAAACAAAAAGCATCGAATTTATACCCAGTGAACCCCGTGTGCGTATGATGAACATTGACACACAAGAAAAAGACTATAAGGACTATACAGAAATGTATGATTTGTGCATTGAATGTATAAACAAAAATGGTCTTACTATTGCCGAAGTGCAATACATTTTGGATAAGGTTATGAACTATATGATTTACGAGAAAAGATAAACTTATATCTTAAATAAATTTTCATATCCTTTAGAAGTGATTCCAATGATTTCCCAATCATTACTTCCTTTTTGACCTCTTGTAGATATATATTCTTTGCAGTATAAAATACAAAGGCAAAACTTAATTTCATCGGACGAATATTTTTTGAGGGATTCATCATTAAAAACTATGTCAAAGGTGATAGGAATAAAATCATATATACCATTACGAGAGGTGTCCTTAAAATGTAAGTTGTCCAATATACATTGAATCACATCAGCCATACATTCATTGCTGTATTTCATTTATGTGTCCTCCTTGATAAAAGGTTGTAAGTTTATAATATATGCCATCGGCAATAGTAAGCAATGTTATAGAAAGGAATGAGAAAAATGATTAGTCTTAACTTCAAAGTCCATATAGACGAGCCGTCAGTAACAAAACTGTTAAACAGCTTATCTCAGGAGCAGCGGGATAGACTCTCGGCAGATGATATTATGTGGAAGGTTGGTGAAACATATTCTCAGAATAATGAGACATATATGCCAATCTACGCAATAGGTATTAAACCTAAAAACCAATTTTCCGATGCGGAATATCAGCAGGTTTTGAAACAATCGCCATTAACACATTTATCTGACTTATATGCTGAACAATTTCGCACGGATTGTTTGCACTGTCCGATCCTTGAAATACAATCAGCCCCAACCCCAGATGGGACACCTTTGTTACATAAAGGGTAATTGAATTGTTGAATTGAATTATTTGTAAAGCAACATCTTGTACCTCAGATAGTGTAGATTGAAAATCAACAATTCTTTGACCAATAACTTTAGCCATATATTCAGCGTTATTTGTCTGAGCGATTTCATTTTTTAGTTGGTTGTTTTGATAATTTTCGCTCATTTGACGTAATATATGTGGGTCAATATTGCTAGATAAATTTGTTTCAAACATAAAAACACCTCGATTATAATATTAACTACAGAAAGGTATGATACCAATGTAATATATAAATAAATAATATCTGAATCGCACTAAATCGACTTGATTTATTATCTGCATTGCAGTATAATAGATGTAGTAGGTAATCTGATACATAATCAAATTTCAACTCACACGCCCCACATGGGGTGCGACAATCAAAACCTTTATACAAATCCCCTCCTCTGTAGGTAGTCAAACTGCTGTAAGTAATACGTAGAAAAGGGGTGTATGAGTCTTCCAATTACTTTTGATTGTATCAGATTATCTACGAAAAATCAAGAAAATAGTGCGGTTTGATAGAAAAATTGTCAGACCGCACTATTTTTATTGTATTATTTGTGAACTGTGTCGGAAATAGGAGGTAATTAAAATGTTAAAAAATTATACGTCTACAACACGAGTAAGAATGATTACTCTTATTGAGGTAAAATCTAAAGTGGGAGGAAAGTCAAGTAACAATTTATCTAAGGAACCGCTTAGAGAAGTTGTTGAATATTTCACTACAGACGGACGTTTGGTTGCCCATATTGATCCGTATGAAAATGAGATAAATTCTATGCCTTGTGGATCAAATTACATTGTTCAAGATTAAGTTCCATATCTATATAATTAACGCAAGTGTCAATAAACCGTTTTAAGTCATTTATATCATAGTCAGGATGCTTCCTTACATAGTGGACTTCATCGTTTCCTAACCATGCACTTCTTTCAGCGAGTGTTTGGATTTTAGGGTTATCTATATATGTTTTTATACATTGAGCCAACGATTGATTTTTAATTGAATCTTCTTTGGTTTGATTAAAATGTATTGCATAATCTTTTATTAGAAATTCAAGCGCTTTACGATATCCCATTCCTGCAATGTGATTAAGTGAATAAATTTCAGCTCGGTATGCTTGATTATAGATTTCAACAAAACTGGGAGAAATTTCAGTTAGTGATTGACTGAAATTTTTAGTATCGGGTGTTATTGGTTCAGATGCTATTTGCTTAATTGGCACTAAAAAACTATCATTAACGTTACCATATTCGTCTTCATCCTCTCTGACAGAAAATGTAGTCATAAAACAGAGATTACAATGATGACAAAAATTAAAAAGTGTTATATATTTATCTTTTTCATGAGTATAAAAAACTGGTTTGATTTCTAAACATTGAATTGGAGTTTGGCAGCGAGAACAAGTACAAATGTTATCGAATGAAAAATGATAAGAAAAGGATTCTTCAGATAAATTGAGACATTCTCTTGTGATATTCATTTTAATTAATCCTTTCTTGCATCTCTCGGCACAAGCTTAATCTCCAGGTCGCAGTCCAAAGCATCAGCAATGAGAAGCATTTTATCAAGAGAAATGTTATCACGGTTAAGTGATTGACTGATTGCATTTTTGGATAACCCCAGCTTTTCAACAATGTCTTTTTGTTTAAGATTATTTCTTAATAAATATTCTTTAACTTGTAAAGAAAATTGATTCATACATGCTCATGCTCCTTTCGGTATAGGAATATTTATCAAAATAAGATAGAAAAAATTGTACAATAATATACCACAAATATATTGACAAGTTCCCAAATATGTGGTATTATTATACCAAGATCAACCAATAAAGTAAAATAAAACCTTAGTTTTATATCATAACATATGTTTTTGAATTTGTCAAGAGCGGTCGAAAATTGTTTTGAATAATTAAGTGAAAAAAGAGTGATTACATATGTACTACAAAGTTTTCTATTTAGGGATGAATAGATTAGTAAAGTCTTTTGATTATTCAAGACAATTTCAAAGTTTAAAATTGGAGGTTTAAATAATGGGAAAATCATCAACAAAGGCAAAGAACAAATATAATGCGAAAGTATATGACAGAATATCTGTTACAGTCAAAAAAGGTGTAAAAGATGAATGGAAGTCTGAAGCAGATAAACAAGGATTAAGTCTTAATGCATTTATTGAAGAAGCAGTGCGAGTTTATCGGAATAAGTATATAAAGGAGGAATAAATTATGGCAAAGAAAAAAGATTTCAATGCTATAGAAATCGACGGAACTACCTATACCATTGCAGAGCGTGTGCGTGAAGAATCCGATGTACGGATGATACCTTATTCTGTAAAAATGTATGTGGAAGAAGTAGATAACGGAGAAATTTGCCGTGATCCGCTTATCCAGCGTACTGATGATCAGTGGGCAAGGAAGCAAAAGTCTAAACTTATCGAAGCAGCTCTTCACAATAGACCCATTGGAAGTATAGCTCTTGCCAAGGGACGTGCCGAAAGTAAAAGTTATGCTGTAACGTCATTGCTGGACGGCTTACAGAGAACAACTGCACTTGTGGATTTTTATCACGATAAATTTGCTCTCGATAAAAGAGCAAAGCCCGTTGCGTGCAGGTGTATAGATGAAGAAGGCAATGAAAAGAAGGTAGAAATCGAAATTGCCAATAAGAAATATTCTCAGCTTCCAGATGCCATTAAAGTTTTCTTAGATAAATATCGGCTTACAACATATATACACGAAGGCTTTACAGATGAAGAACTCGATGATATCGTGTTCTGTATGAATAACGGTAAAACGCCTAACTCTTATCAGAAGATGCGTTTTCTTCTTGGTTCAGAAAATATGCGTAATGTACAGCCCATTTGTGACAGTGAACTGTGGAATGACAGTAAGGGTTGTAAGGCAAAGAATGATAGTATTCTTTGTTGTGTAATCAGAATCTTTATGATGATGACACGTTATAACTATACAAATCTCGGCTCTTCTGCTATGACTAAGTTTGCTGATAATGATTTTGATGAATATGTTAAAGACCATACAAAACATAAGCTTTTCAATCTTGTAAATGAACTTGCTGAAAACAAAAATAATCTTACAGGTGAAGAAATTGAAAGATTTGACTCTATTACGATTCCTCATTACATTTTAGGTCTTGACAATTTCAAAGCATTTAATGCAAACAAAAAGAATGGAAAATCGTTTATTGATTTTCTTCGTGCATTTTGGCAGAGTGATTGTTATAAGAGATTTGTTGATGCGTGCAATGCGAAAGACGGTGGCAGTTCTTTTTATTCTTCCGAATGTGTAGAAGAAAGACAAAGTATAATTTATGATTTTGTTGACGAATATCTTGATACAGCTGAAAATGATAATGGAGATGATGAGGATGAGTACAACACAGAAAAAGGAAGCATTACTCATGAAGAAGAAAGAGCAGAAAGCAGTAACTGCACAGATAATGAAACTGAAAGCTCTCTTAACGAAAAAACCAATGACGTTAGAGCTGTGCCGTCAGTTGGTGGAAGTTGCGGACAAACAAGCGACATTGGATACGAAGAACAAAAAGATACAAACTGTTTATCGGGACGTGAGCCGATTATTACTTCTGCCTGATCGGGCAATTAAAGATTGTAAAACCATACTTTTTTGCTGTGATAGGCTTATAAATAGTGAAATCAATTGTAATTGCGTAAATAAGGTCATTGCCGAAAAATCTATTGCTCAGGCAAGCAAGGTCATAAGTGCCTTAAACTACTGTAAAGATGAGGATAAACAGTTGTATTTTAATGGTGACATATCCTCAACTGAATTATATAAAAGGCGTAATGCTACAATAGTAGCTACTGATGCCATATCTCTTGAAGAACGTGCAAAACGGTTAAAGGACGATACTGAAACACAGTTAACTTTTGCTATGATAACAAGTATGTTCAAATCACAGACAGACAACTATTTGGAAGCACTTGAAGATTATACTGGTATGGTAGAAACTGTAACGGATAAGCGTTATACAAGAGACGAAGCTCTAAATGACATAACTATTATCCTTAATGAGGTTATTACATCAATTACTTCTTTTAAAGAAGCGATTATAAATAAATCAGATACAATAATGGAGGAATAAAAAATGAATACATACCCTACTTGGACAATAAAACTTATTAATTCATCTCTGCTCAAGAGTAAGCAGGATTATCAGCGTGACATCAATATGAAGTTTGTTAGGGATGCTATTGCTGAATTTGACCCTGAAAAAGTCGAACCTGTTCACGTTTCTTATCGTGATGGCAAATATTATGTTATGGACGGACAGCATACAATATTGATTTGTGAAGGAGTAAATGGAAACAATCCTGTTGATATGCAGTGTATTGTACATAAAGGAATGAACTATTCGTCAGAAGCCGATTGGACAGTTGCACAGTATGAAAAAACACACAAACATAAATTTGGCGAGCTGACAGTAGCTGCCTTTGAAGCAGGCAGAAAGCTTCCTTGTGAACTTGCATTAGAAGTTTCCCGTGTCGGCGGTAGATTACCTTATGATAAAAAGACAACTACTGGAATGAGAATTAATGCTGTTGAAAAAGTAGAAAAACTTTTTAAAAAGGATGCTGGCGATACCATTCTTGCAATCAAGTGTCTTGTCGAAGCTTACAGCGGAAGAGAAAGCAGTTTGCAGGGTGAAATAATCGCTGGAACAATGGAATTTTTAAAGCTCTATGGTGATAATATCGTTACAGCAAGACTTGTTGAAGCTTTGGCAAAATATACACCTCAGATGCTTATCAATACAGCTAAAAATCTCAAAATGTCTTATCCTATCAACTGGACGGAAACTCTTAGGGATAAGTATAATGAGATGTCTAAAAGAGGTAAAATAAAGCCAATATACAGCGTTTGATTACATGCTTTGATACGGAGGGAAAATCACTATGAACGCAGCGATAGCCTATAACAACGGAACAGCCAATATTATTGATATATCATCTCGAAAAAATAGGCGTAAAGTAGCACATAGACAAGTTGTTGTTACCGATGTAGAAGCACCCACCAAACATTCTGCGGACGCATTTATGTACGAGAACGATATCAACGCTGTTATCCGTCAGTGTTTTGAAGAAAAAGCATACCATAAAGCAGCAATGTTTGTTTTCGGAATAAATACAGGCTATCGTTGTGGTGACATTCTTTCATTCAGAGTGAAAGATGTGACAGATGAGAAAGGAAACATTCTTGACATTAAGTATATCGCTGAACAGAAAACAGACAAAGCAAGACCTGTGTATTTTAATAAAGCAGTAAAGACTGTTCTCAAATACCTTATTGATCGTAAGGGATTAACTTCCGAAAATTATCTTTTTAGAGGTGATGGAAACCGTAGAGCATATTTCGATGAATTTATATATGATGAATACGGAGAAATTACAGATGTAATCACAACAGGGAATAAGTACGATGAAAAAGGAAGTGAGAGGGAAATAGCTCCTATGACTGTATCATCAATCGGCAGATGGCTTAAAACAATAACTCAAAAGCTTGGCATAATGGGGCATTATTCGTCTCATGCTATGCGGAAAACTTTTTGCGAGTTTATATCCCGAGGCTGGGAGGACGATAGAAATGCAGCAGTTGCTTCTATAGCCGTAGCTCACGCCGACCTTAATACAACATTAAAATATTATATGACAGTAAACCCTTTGAAGCTTCGTCAGAAATGGCTTGACCTCAACCTTGGATTGGAAGAATTTGAAAGATTATCTGGATATAAGATTTGAAAGGAATGATTTAAATGACCATTAAAGAATTTAGAGCATTATCTCGGAAAAGTGGAAAAATAAGAAAGATACCGGTATCAATGATAAGAATGATAGAGAAGGTTCATTATAATAGCGACCTCTCCCAGATACCTAGTCTTAACAAAGACAAAAATAAACTGTTGATAATATTACATGATAATAAGGACTGTACTTATAACCTTATCACGGGTTGGAAAGACTATACTATTGCAATCAGAGATGGCATAAAGACTATAAATGCTGTTTTGGTAGATTCTGTCACCAGAGATAAATTTTATGCTGAATTGTCGGATAGTACGGAATGGGTAACTCTTCCTGAAATAATAATTCCGTCCTCATTTAAGAAAAGTCCACCAAAAGAAGAAAAGTTACATAACACAATTATGAATATGAAAGAAGCATTGAGAACTAATACTATTTCAGAATATCTTGATACAAAGCCAATAACGATATCCAAAAATAACACACTTGTAGATGGATATACAAGATATTTGGCTCTCAAATTTATAAGATATCAGGGTAAATTTCCAGTAATAAGAAAGGATCGATAATGGTGTTACAGATAGGAAAATACAAGGTCAGTGATGACCTCAAGACAAAGCAGAAGGAAAATCCTATGCTTGCAAAAGATGTAGCAATGGCTCTTTATGCCCATATCACAGGAATGTGGTCTGAAAACGCAGCTGAACATTACGATGAAGTAAAAAACGGCGAGAGAGTAACAGCTATATTTCCCACCGTTTGCGGAAATATCGTTATTGACACTCTCGCAGATCGTACACAGACAACAATATCATTGGCTTAAAGCCTGATTGGAGGAATTTGAAATGAATATATATGATGAGATGCTCAACAAATATGCCCAGTTTATTGGTTATAATGGTAAAGTAAAGGCAGACGAAAAGTATCTTCGAAATGAAGTAGAAAAGCTGTCAAGTATTATGATAGCTGAGAATACACTCTCTGAAATTAAATCAAGAAATACAGAAAAATACGGAAGAACTATCTTCCTTGGCTATAATGAAAGTTGTGCTTATAAGACCGAGGGATTAACTCGAAGGGGAACAGATTTGGATTCGATGATAATGGAACAGTTTTATAAGTATAAGGAAGAGAAGCCTTGTATTTGTTTTGAAATTGATGTCAGGGGCAATACATACAGAGAAATAACTATTGATGAAATAGCAGATATCCTGCATCTGAGGTAATATTATGGATATCAGAAAATTTCTTGAACTGCTAACGGATAATGGTTTTACATTTCTCCGAAACGGTAACGGAAGTCATCAAATATGGATAAATGCCAATGGGAATGTTTTTTCGTTCCCTTATGGCAAGTCCGTATATAAGGGAATAGTGTGGCAATTCAAGCGAAAATTTTGTAAGTGATGTGAAAGGATTGATAAAAATGAATACAGAAGATATAAAAAATCAGTTGTCCCAATGTTTTAAAAACGGAAAAATTGAATTTCTCACATTTATAGATGGCAGTAAAGTCAAACGCATATACACAAATATAAAAGATATTGATACCGACACCAGCGAAGAAACTCATCTCAATATCACACCTCACAAAGAGAAGGTGGAATTTGAATTGATGAAAGGTAATAATATAGTATATATTATAGAAGATACATATGATAATATCCTTGGAATAGCCTTTACACAGTGGTTCAAGCCAATTTTAAGAAATATTGTCAAAGATAAATACGAACTGGAAGGGAAGATAAGATCCGATGAATTAACAGGAACAGATTATTGTCAGGTCAGAGAAGACGGAATATTGCTTTTTAACAATCTCTCTGAAATAATAGAATTTGCAATTTAGACATAAAATATAGTATAAATAAAAATATGTAAATGATAAAATATAGATAATAAAACGTAGAACAACGGATTTACTGCTAATCTGAATGAAAGGAGAAAATAAAAAATGATTGCTAATAGCTCAACTGATTTTAGACATTATGATAATAAGTATCATTCAACTGTGATGGAATATCACCGTGGCGATATTGTCTGGGTCGATTTTGGAAATACGGTCGGCTCAGAACAAGGTGATATCCGTCCAGCCGTAATAATACAAAATGAAGTAGGAAATAAACACTCACCATGCCTTATAGTGGCTATCATGACCAGTAAGGAGAAAAAGCCAATGGTAACGCACGTAAGTATAAATCCATCTGTAGAGACCGGATTAACAAAGCCTACTACTGTAATGACAGAACAGATAAGAACTATTGATAAGAGCCGAGTTCTGAGCTGGGCAGGAAAGCTTGGTGAAAGAATGATGACTTGTATTGATAGAGCCATCGCTGCAAGCTTTGGTCTGGAAAATAATTCTGCGTATTCTGTATAATTTATCTTGACAAATCAGAAAGAAGATGATAAAATTGATTTAGTGAATATAGAAAGGACGATTATATGGTACCATACTTTGAAGAATATTGTCAGCATATTATTGAAAAGAATCCCAGTTTTGGTAATTACGCACTGAGGATATCGTGTTTAAACAAAGTAGAGAAAAATATATTTGATATGTCAGCCGAGGAAATTGCTGATGCTGTAGAAGCTGATAAAAAGAAAATTACTACTTTAAATGCTTTATACGGCGTTTTGTGTGACTATTACAGATGGGTAAATAAGACTTATGATTTATCCATAAAGGATAGTTTTTACGAAATCAATAGACTTAAAAGTATAGTATCCGATATAAAAACCGAAAGCGGTAAAGATGAATACTTTACTACTTTTTCAGAATTGAAACAGGCTTTAACTCAGGCAGAAGAGGATTATCTTATTCTGCAAGAATCTGAATTATCCGAAAAAATGTATGAAAGTTTAGTTGTGCGACAAAAGAAATTCAATGTATTTAATGTATTTCTTTGGGAGCAACTTACAACAGATGATATGATTTCTATTACATTGTCTGATGCAAGGAATATAATCAGTACCAAACAGCTGACCGTCAACGGAAAGTCTATTGAACTTTCAGATGAGGAAATTCAGTTTATTGATGACCTGTATTCGGAAATATTAGAATTGCAAGCACAGGATGAGCAAAATAGCGTAAAAAGACAGTATAAAAGAAAAACAAAGAATTGGACATATGATAATTTATTTAATTCCGAAAAGAAATCAAGTTTCGTAAATTTAAAGTGGAACGCAATGGGGGCATTTATACAGGATGTGCGACTGGAAGCTCCCAATGTTAAAAAAGCAGGTATGTTCAATAAAATGTATCAGTATGAAAGAAAAAATGATTATGTCTTTTCTGGAGACATGAATAGTGCAGAAACATATGCTCGGACATTCAATACTTCAGTGACCAAAGCATATCGTATGGTGAGCGAATACAATAAGTTCAGACAGAGTATTGAGAATGCAGAAAATTAAGAGAAATATGGAAGTGAAAATCACTTCCAATACATAAAGCAAAGCAAATAATAAAATATTTGCAAAAGCGCTTGACAAGTGCAGGGTTATCGAGTATAATATATATGTAATCAAACAATAAGTAAATAATAAAATTGAGCTTTAAAATAAATATATTTGGGATTAGTATAATGAGAAGTACATCAGCCTTTGACACTGATAGTTTCGGGGCAGAGCCGAAATCCCAAACCAAATGTTAGTTTTGTGGTGGGAGGTGAAAATGTGTCCGATAGAAAAGAGATAACACAACTTTTATCTAAAGCATTAGAGCATTACATAAATCCTAAGAATGACCCTCGTATTTATTGGTCTAAAGGAGTTACATTTGACTACGGAACACTCAATCAAGTCAGAGTGGATTATATGCGATTTGTCCCCGTAAATAATACTATTTCGGGAATAGAAAAAGGTGATTTCTATTGTTATGAAATAAAATCATCTGTTGAAGATTTTCATTCTGAGAATGGGCATAACTTCATCGGCGATTATAATTACTATGTTATGCTCAATTCGGTTTATGAAAAAGTTAAAGATGAAATTCCTTGTAAAATTGGTGTTATGACACTCGATGATAATGAAGTAATGAAAATTATCAAAAAGGCTAAACGCTGTGATAGAGAACGTCCTGTTTCAGAAATGTTACTTATGATGTTTAGGTCTGCAAATAGAGATAGATATAAAAAACAAAGCAATGAAAAAGTCAATAATCTTACAAAATGTTATGATACTTATAATATAAAGATTCAAGAAGGAGACATACTATATGGAATGAGTAATTCTTCATATTGCGATATAAAAGGTGTTGTGACATATGAGAGCAGTGAGAAATGTTTTGTATTGCTTAATCGTGATGAATTATATTATCTTAATCCTAAAATGTGTAGGCATTTTGAAATAATGGGAAATAAAACAAACAATCCTGATATGATTGGTGATTTATTTGAATCATCAGATTATTAAATATTATTAATCAGCTCTAAGCTGTTTATATAGATTTCATCTTAATTCCGTCCGAAAGGACGTTTATATAGATATTTTTATTTTGTAAAAGGAGTGTTTGAAATGGTTAAGACAAAGCCAATTAAGGTATTTATTTCTCAAGTAATGAGAGATAAGACAGAGGAAGAAATTCTTACAGAAAGAAATCTTGCTATTGATAAGGTAAAGAAGATTTTCTCTAACAGAGAAGTTGAGATTATTGATAGTTATTTTGAGGACTATAACCCAACAGGCGGGAGTATTCCTTTAAAGTATCTTTCTAAGTCTGTTGAACTTCTTGCAGATGCTGACGTTGCTTATTTCTGCTTTGGTTGGGATACGGCAAGAGGTTGTAAGATAGAACACCAGTGTGCTGTTGAATATGGAATAAATAGAATTTATGGGTGATCTTAAAGAATTAACGAAAGACATTGTAAAAGTTATTGTATTTTCTATTTTATTTGTCTCTATTCTAATAGTATTAGGTATTATTGGTGGAACGATTGAAGCAAATCAGGCAAATCAGTCTGAAAAAGAATATAATAACGGCATTTGTTCTGAATGTGGCGGTCATTATAAATTTGTAAGTTCTTCTCACATTAATAATATTAGTATTAGTGATGAATATTATTACTCTTGTGAAGATTGTGGCTATACAATAATGACACACATATTTTATCGAGGAGGGAATTGAGTTGTGGGTTATAGGGCGAGAGACAGAACACGACTAAACCAAGATTTTATTGAATTTTAAAATTGTGAGTAATTATAAGTAAATAATAATATAAGCGTAAAAATAATTAAATTATACATATTGAAAGGATTTTGAATTTATGAGTATGAAGAAGTTTGAAAACACAATTACAATGGCTGGTATTCTTGTTAAGCACACACTTGAAGAAGCTACATACGGAACTAACAATGATATTGAGTGTATTCGCGGTGAAGTAATTATTAGAACAGCCGATGAAGGCGAACACTCGGTTAGATTCTTTGCTAATAAGTATAAGAAGGATGCAAATGGTAACTTTACATCGGAAGAAAATAAGATTTATAAGTCACTCAGTACAGTTATGAATGAGTACAGAACTCTGGAAGAATATCCCGATGATCCTGATTATGTCGAGATTACATCTGCCTCATTTGGTGTAATGGACTATGTGTCTAAGAATACAAACGAGCTTGTAACGATCAATACTATTTCTTCTAACTTTATCAACAGAATTACTAAGGAAAAGTATGAAGCATCTTCTCCCACAGCGACATTTGAGGTTGCTGGTGTAATAGCAAGTATTAAGGATGAAATTATCAAGGAAACTCCTACTGGAAATCTGATTGTTATTATGAATGTAATCAATCAGATTAAGAAGGGCAACGGTAAGGATGCTACATTTGACGTTAAGGATATGTTTCCTCTTAGACTGACTATTCCTGCCGATCTTGCAGACACTTTTAGAAGTATGTATTCTGAGGGTGTATTTACTAAGGTTTGTGGAGATGTAATTAATAGAACTGAAACTACGACAAAGACTGAAAAGGCAGCTTTCGGTAAGGATATTGTAAAGACATTCACCAACACCGTGAGAAAGAATGAAGTAACGAGTGGTGTAGAACCTGTAGATATTTATTCCGTTGGTCTTACCGATGAAATTTGTTCTCAGCTCATTTCAAGAAGAAATGCAACTATCGCAGAAGTAAAGAATGGTAAGAATAATAGTTCATCGTCAAACACAACAACTAAAAACACAGTGTCAGCTCCTACGTCTAATCCTTTTGCTTCAAAGAACCCTTTTGCTAAGTAATTGTATATAAATGACAGTCTATTTGAATTTGTAATTGTGATATTGAAAGGAAATAATAATATATGATTAACCTTATGACACTTGAAGAAAATAAGATTAGTACAGATTTTAGTGGTTATCCTGTTGTATTTATGGGTGAGACAGGAGACGGAAAGACAGATTCACTCAATCGTTTCCTCCGCTCTGTTGCTCCTGAAGGCAAAGTTCCTCTGTTTGTAATGTTTGAGGATAGATATAAAACTATTCAGAACATTATGGCTGTCAGAGTACATTCTATTCCTGATGTACTTGCTGTTGCCTCACAGCTCAAGAATCCAAAGACAAGAGAACGTTTCTCTTGTGTAGTTTTTGATACAGCAGATAAGTTTGAGGAAATGGCAAGCAGATATATAGCTTCAAACAAGGAAACTGAGATTATTGAAGATATTGGTTTTGCTCGTGGTAAGAAGTATCTTTCGTCTGTAATGGGCATTGTAGGCGAAATCAGAAATCTCGGACTTCCTGTCCATTTTGCAGTGCAGTCCTACAAGACAACTGATTTTAAGACAGGTGCAATTACATACAAGTGCAAGCTGAATGAGGCTACTAAGAATCAGATTTTCCACGATGCTTTCCTTGTTGGAATGGTTTCTATTGACCCAAAGGCAAAGGGTAATGTAAATGCAGACAGACTTATTACGTTTAAGAAGACCTCCGAATATATTGAACTCAAGGATACTTGGGGACTGCCTGACAAGATGTATGTGTCTGAAATTAAGGGCAATCTTGAAAAGCTGTTTAATGCCAAGTATGATAAGACTGAACTTGTAGATGCTCCTGCACTGGAAGAAATCAAGGACGAAGTTTCTTTTGATGAAGTAAAATCAAGAGGTATGGAACTTGGTTCAATTCTTGCCGAAAACGGTTATCTCAACGAAGCAATGAATGTACTCAAGACTACAATAGGTCAGAATGAGGACGGTTCTGCTAAGATGTTTGATGATATTCTTCCTACTCAGATCGACCTTGCACAAGTAGTAGTTATGAAGCTTGAAGAACTCAAGTCATCTAAGGGTATCTGATAATACAATTAAACAGCTAACAAAAGGGCGGTGGGTGGATAGCCTGCCGTCTGTTTTGTCTATTCAGGAAGTGATTATATAAGCAGACCTGCATACTGCAAATGTTGCAATAAAGAAATCCGAGGAGACGAAATATTCAAACACAATAACAAGTCATATTGCAAGCAATGTTATGAAATAATACACTCTGAAAGTGAAGATTATAAAATGCTTATATCTATGATTTGTGAGTATTTTGAATGTGATGAACCCACCGGAATGATAATGACACAGATAAAAAATTACAAAAAAGACTATGATTTAAGTTACGCTGCTATTGGATATACACTTTGGTATGTCAAAAACATTATCGGAGATAAATTCAATATAAAATATG